GAACTGTTTAAATATAGTTTTAAATACCTCTTCTTGTTTCTTAGCCTTCTTTGCTATCGCTTCGCTTCCTATAATGTCGCTAGCACTAATAGCGGGACCGCCGGTTAATTTAGATAAGGCAAAAGCACCTAAACTTTCGCCCATAAATAAATCTACCTTATTTGCGTTCTCCGGCGCGTTTTGCGCTTCTAATTGTTTAAACGCCTCTTCCGCCGCTTTCTTTAATGCTAATTGTCCGGCCGCTCTATAAAGGGCTGCTTGAACGTAATTGTCTTTATTATCTATAAATAGTTTCTCGGCTTCGGCTATATCTTTAGTAGTACCGTAAACCTTACCTAAAGTACTGTTATACTGATCTAGGGCGTCCTTCTTGGACATTGTACCGTTATTGAATTGCTCGAAGGCGCTATTTACTTTCTCTACTTCTACGTAGGCGTCAGTAAACGCACTTTTTGCACCGGTAAAAGCGTTAGCGTATTCTCTTAATGCCGCAGATCCTCCGGTCGCCTTATCTATGAAAATTCCTATATCGTCGCCAAAAGCTACCACTAAAGAGGAAACTACTGATAAAGCTATCCCAATACCCGCCGGTCCGGTTAATCCGGCCGCCATAGCACCGAGGGCCTTTTTAGTTCCTCCTTCCGTTTTAGATAATCGTTGGAATGATTCTAGTAAAGGGTTAAGGTTATTCGCAATACCTATAAATCCATAAGGGGCGTCTTGCGCTACTCTAGATAAATTACCTAAAGCGTTAGTAGCGTCTCCGAATTTCTTAGGGGATTTATTTATTTCAGCATTTAAACCGGCTATTTTAGTCTTAGTCGTTTCTATGCTTTGAGAAAGTTCGGCTATTCTACCGGTATCGGTAGTCTTCTTTATTTCGCTTTGAAATCCCCGTAATTCATTTTCGGCCGCAATTAAAGAGGCTTGGAGTTGGGTAATGTCCGCTCCTATATTGACCTCTAAAATAGGTTGTCCCGTACTTTCTGCCATTTCCTTTTAATTTACGCCGTACATTTTTAGACTTCTCTTTAACTGTTCGGCGGTTATAAATACTTTCTCTTCGTCGTCTTCGTCTAGTTCCGGAATAGGCCAAAAGGATTTCAAAGGCTTAGGGGACTTCTCGGCGCTACTACTTAAGTACATAACGTAGGCTAATTGTCTAGTTCTAGCCCATTCGTTAAGTTCTTTACGTTCTTGGCCCATAACGATAATAGAAAACTCCTTCCAAGTCATTTCCCAAAATTCGCTAGGCCTTATTCCACATTCAGCCGCCTTTACTAATATTTCGTCCCAAGTTAAATTATTTAACCTTTTTTTTTACCTACTTCCTTTACTTCTTGTTTCTTACTTAATAAGACTACCGTCTCGGAAACTATGTATTTCATATATTCCATAACTTGTCCGTTAGAATCAAGAATACCGCCTATTTCGTCTAGCCAATCGTAAACCTCCGCTTCGGTATATTCTATTTGCGTTTTATTACTTACGCAAGCGGATTTATAACCGATCGAAATAAAACTAATAATATTACTTAAGTCTACGTTAGGACTTGATAATAATTTGAAGTAATCATTCATAGATAAAGGGATTTTTTCGCCCCTTTCATTAATTGATCCTTTCTCTTTACTAAATTCATACATAGCCCAAGTACCCCACTTTAGGGGGATTACTTTGTCTTTTACTTTTAATTCGAACATATTTTTTTATTATACTTGTTCAGTTTGAGTAATAGGAGGTACACTTACTACAAAAGTAGCCGTAAACTTTACGTCGTCTTTATCTGCCGCGTTAACATTAAAGTTACTAATAAATACTAAAGATCCCGCACCTCCGTAATAAACGTCGCCCGCAGTTGGAGTAGCTTTACCCATTTTAATAGCGAATAAAGTTTTAGCCGCGTGAGCGTCGTATAATTGTTGGTAACTATCTTTAGAAGGAGTACCCGTTTCGTCTATTGCGAAGCCCTCACATTCAAAAGATTGGTTAAAAGAAGGGCTAGGAGTATATTGATCGCCGCACTTAGAAGTAGCGTCGATAGTTCCTAACGTAGAAGTTAAAGAGTTAGTAGTTAAGCAAGCTACCGGCTTAAACGTACCGTCGTTGTTGATGTCAGCTAAGAGAATATAATCTCTACCGCTTACTTTAGTTTCTGCCATTTTGTTTTATTTTAATTTTGAGTAATTGTAATATTATAAGTTATTAACACCCTAAAAACGTTTTCTATTGGATTTATTCCGTCTAGGTTTCTTATACTTTCTACGCTTAAACTAGAGGCTCCCCACGTTGCCGGAAGAGTTACACTAGAGTTAGAGTTTATAGCATTTAAAACCAAATCGCTAATAGTTTCCGCTCTTTTGTAACCAAAGTTAGCATTTTTTGTAACAATGTCTACAACGATAACGGTATTACTTGTAAAGCCGCTCTTACCTTGATCTTGCGAACCGGTCCGGCCCGTCATTATTATATATTCAGTACCCGCTCCCTCCGGCGCTATACCGTCGTAAACCGCTAAATTTGTAGCGCTAACTAAATGGCTATAAAACCATTTTTTTATTTCTATATTAGGATTTAACATTGTTTAAAGCGTTTTTTATTTTCTTTACTAAATTAACTTTTTCTGCGTCGTATGCCGGTAGTAAAAAAGGTTGCGGATTAATTCCTTTCTTTAATATCTTAAGCATTATCGCGAACGCTACGTCGAAGTCTTCGCCCATTTGTTGGGACTTCCCTCCTTTACGAGTTATCTTACTAGCTTTACGAGTACTAATATCGTAAGTTTTAGCTTGATACGTTCCCGCTATTCCTTTACGTTTTACCCAATCCATTAACGCAAGTAAGAACTCGTCTAACGTTCCGCCTCCCGCTCTTTTGCCTTTGAACTGTAAAGCATAGTTAGCGTACTGCGGATCTACCTTTACACTTCCTCCCGTTCCGAACTCAATATAAGGCGCGTAACTTGCGCTAGCCCCTACTTTATACGTTAACTTATTCTTTTGATAGTCAAAGTCTATAAATATAGAGTTCCTTAAAGTCCCCATATCTACCGGCGCGTTCCTCTTTGCGTCCTTTTGTATCTTAAGGGCGGACTCCCTAATACTTAGGGCTATTTCGTCTTGCACCTTCTCGGATAAAGCCTCTACCTTTTTTATTAGGCTATCGACTCCCGTTAGGCTAAAATGAATACTATCCGCCATATTAAAAATAAATTTCTATTTCGTAATATCTTCTCGCGTCGTCTACGTTTTTAATAGAGTGTATCGTATACCTTTCTCCTTCGACTTCTATTTCGTAAGCGTCGGTTATTGTAACTCCAAAACGAATATATAATCTACCGAATCTAGTAAAGCTAAGTTCTAACTCTAAAAGGCTTCTATTCTGCGTCTGCGGCCTAAAATCGCCCCAAACTGTTTCTTGTAAAGTAAACGTAGTAGTAAACCCTCCTTGGCCGTCGCTAGTCCTTGTAGGCGCAAAAAGGCCCACTTGTCTATTCATAGAGTTTGCGTCGACGTAATTAGTTTTATTTCTGCCTATTCTCATAAATTATATTATTGGGCTTGTTCTAGTCCAACGTTGACAAACTCGCCAAGCCTTTTCACAAATACCCATACCGTCCACTTCTAATCCTCTATTCTCATAACCGTAGCTTACTTGATCTAAAATAGCTATTTTAAGTTCCGTAGGGACCTCTCCTTCGGGATATCCGCAAGAATAAGTAGCCTTTAACTGCGCCCATAATGGACGCGCTAAACTTGGATATTGACCTCCTACTAATCTATAATTAGCCGGATCTATTTCGTCGCCTTCCTCGTTTAATAATTCGGTAAATTCTTGCATTGGTCCGTATTGAAATTGAAACATTCCGCTAAGATTAGTAAACCATACAGTAGCAATCTTAGGAACCAAACTTAAATTAGTAACCTTCTCTATGGCTTCCCTAGATTGGATTATAAGATCCTCTATTAAGTTATCTTCTACGTTATCAGTAATACGACAATATAATTTAGCCTCCTCTACCGTTACGGGTTCCGTAATGGCTCCGTCGTACTCTAGAAAGTGATCTATTATAAAATTATACATAACCTCTTTTTTACAAATTTAAACATTTATTTCTTATATAAAAAAGGGGCGTAGTTTTTAGCTACACCCCTAATTTATTATCTACTATACATTAAAACTATACGTTTCCTAAGTCAGCATAAATAGCCGAAGTTGGTTGCATTAAGTTAAGAGCTAATTGACTAGGGCTTACTAAAGCTACTGAAGCTACGAAGTTTGCGCTCTTTTGGTTTCCGATATAGTCTACTAATTGCTTTAAATCTACTGTCTCCGCAGTTGTAGTAGAACCGGTAGCGGCCGCACTTACAGTTGAAAAGAAAGCGCTATTCTCAGCCTTGTAGAAATCTCTAGTTAACATTCTAGGCAAAGTAGTACTTAAGAAAGGAAGTGATCTAGCCATTTGCTTAGAGAAGGTAGAGAAGCCCGCGATATAATCGTTAACTACTTTTACTTCGCTTAATGCGTAGCTATTCTCGCCTTTGTTAGAACCTTCGGTTTGCGCTCCGATATTGTTAGTAGTCGCAGTTTCTTTGTAGAATACATAAAGACCGCTAGTACTTCTAACAGTTGGGATAAGATCGCGGAAGTTAATAGCTTGACTTGGCAAAACTGACGCGTTAGGTGCGTAAGATGCTTGAGCGTCTCCGGTTAATGAAGCGGATAAAGTCATAGACTTAGCTTCGCTTAAATCTAAACGGAATTTACCGTTTGACTTCATAGATTTCTCCATTTCGTCCATACGGCCGTCTAATTTCTCGATAATTAATTCGTCGATAAACTTAACTTCTTTTTTAGCGGCTTTCTTTTGAGCGGCTAAAACTCCGTCGATTTGGTTTTGCATTTCGTCGCGAGTTACTTTAATGTCCGACTTTAAGTCAGCGATTGCGTTAGTCGTATCGTCTTTGATAGACTTAACATTTTCAGCCATTTGGCCGATTTGATTTTCTAGTTCCATTTTCTATTTTTTAAATAGGTTATTAAAATTGTTTATTGCCTTATATAAATCCTCGTTAGATTTCGTTTCGGTTAATATCGGCTCGACTGCAATCGCGGGTAGAGTGATTTCTTTAACTACTTCTATTTCTAATATTTCGGACTGTATTCTTTTTATTTCTATTTCCATTAATGCGAAAGTCTCGTCCGTAAAACGGCCACTCTTAAACGCCTTTAATAGTTTTTCTAATCTATCGTTAAGGTTATTTTTACGGTCCTCGCCTTTTACGTCTAAAGTCGGAGTCTCCGGATTAGCCGCCCAAAGTACCGCAGATCCTTCGTATAGTTTTAATTCCGTAATAGTTCGAACTCCTTTCTTATCTACGCTAGAGTTAATAGTACTGAATCCTATTGAGTGTTGGTTAATTAAACCCGCGTCGTACATTTTAATTACGTCTTCGCCCATTTCGGTATCTACTATCGGAGTAATCGCGATTAACATATCGTTCTCTACGTATAATTGCTCCGGCTTACCTATTACCGAGTCCATTTCTGCGCAATGATCTACTAAAGACCAAATAAGATTTTTACCCATTGGACCGCGTTCTCTAATAGTCTTAGTAAACGCTTCCGCTACTATAATGTCGTTATCTAAGTCCACATTTCCGCAACGCGCCCAAACTGTTTTAACTCTTCTTTGCGCGCTATCTACGTCCATAACGGAATAAGTAGAATCTTGTTTCTCCGCTATTATGTCTTTAAATTGGTATTTTTTCATAGCCTAAATAAATTATTCTTGATTCAAAGTTATAGTAT